CCTTTTATCGTTATGTTCCCGGAAGCATCCATATTTACATACGACCCAGACGGTTGCTCAATATTTATCTCACCATTCGAATCATCTATATATATTATTACCCCACCAGGGGTTTTTATTACCATTCTATCCGGATAATTAGTATTTCTTTCACTTGGTAAACCATGAATACCATCCGGAGCTGATCCAATGTATAGTGGCTGATAAATGTCGCCAGCTTCAAACATTACAAACACCATAGAATCAATTTTTGGTACAGAAAATATTCCAAACCCTAAACCGGCACCAAATCCCGCGGGCTGCATTGGTACACACCACGGTAAATCGTCGGCATCTATATCTTTGTAAATACTAAACACATTAACTTTTATACGACCTAACGTATCCGGATCATTGTTATCCAGAACTTTCCCTCTGTATATTCCTTCGCATTTTATTAAATCTTTAGTAAAACTCATACTATCTTCTTTTAATATTAGTAGCGGGCATTAACGTATTAGGAATATCAGTATTCACACCAGCCCTGGTTAATAATAAATTAGTCATATATGAAGAACCAAAAACGTGTACAACTCTTTTAACCATCCATAAACCACTGTGCTGATAAAGAAACAACTTTCCCCGAATTAATGATTCACCAAATATTAATCTTATTATATCGCCTGGCGATATATTTTCCAGCCCCCAAGTGGATATCCACATATTAATAAACCCATTAATTCTTCTATTAAAACTCCCCCTATTTTTGCCATGAAAATTCGGAGTAAAAGAATTATTTCTTCCTAATTTGAAATTGTACACACCATCATTTTGATTATCTTTATCAACAAGAAATTTTTTGGCTAATGATGGGCAATCATCAATCGATACAGAATCGACAACAAACTCTCCGGAATCATAATCAAAGTATCCGAATGTCTGCGATTTAGCGCCTAAATCTGAAATTAATGACGAATTATCAAAAATTTTATAATCAACAACCGGGTAAAAGTTCTCGTATGGTTTTGGTCCCACGATAAAGTTATATTTGGGTTCCGATGATAAAATTTCATCTAAACTTTTAAATACCAGTATTGGTTTGCCCTTAACACTTTTTATGAAACAATAATAACACGATTCATTATTTTTGCCTTCTACATTACTAATCAGGTGTCCAAATAATTTGGCATCGGTCCACCATGTTTGTAATATTGTTTTATCATAATTTAACGATTGGCCGATTTCCGTATTATGTATTCCCAAATCCTCAGAAGCTATCAATTCTATGTTTTCCTTCACATTGCCGGTGTGTGTCCTTCCATACGATTTGGTCAATAAATTTTTTACATTCAAAATTCCTTCAATGGTGTACATTTTATCGGAATCCGGTTTTCTCCTTTTAACCGCAAAATTCATTACGTTCAAATTGCCAAGATTCTCGCCTCTTGAAAATTCGATTTTTATGCTATTCGAATCTTTATCATACGGTATTATATCACCAAGTAGCCCTGTGGCGTCCTTAATGGATATTTTAAAAGTAGGAAGAAATCTGTCAACATCCATTGTTATCGAGACTTCTTCCATCATCTGGGGCGATACGTAAGCTCCCACGTCACCTATACTTATATTTAGATAATAATTTCCAATTACTAACATTAAGTTGTGATCCTATATTTCTCTTGAAAACTATAAATATCAAGTTTGTTTGGTACCGTCAATATTTGTCCATTAACCAAATCCAACAATGGGTTGTCTATACCATTTACTAACATTAGTATCCACCAAAATTCCACAGTTCCGTAACATTTGTAGCTTATTATATCAGGCCGCATAAGATCAGAATTTGTTACTCTATAATACTGTGGCTCATAAACCATTGGAAAATCCGATAATGGATTATGTAAAAAATCCAGTTCAGTGTTATCGTCAATAACAACTTTTGTATAAAAATTTGATCTTTTCATATTAATACGATAATTATTTTATATTATGTAATTGTTGGGCTTTTGCCCACGTGGCTTTATCAAAAACCTTTTCCAGCCCTTCAACCGTCATCATTTCATATGTTTCAAAAGTTACATCAACTTCGGCCTTAACTGGGTTACCGGTTGGGTCCGGCATGTTAAAAATAGTCGGCACAACTTCCTGAACAATAACATTATAAAAAGTTAATAATCTCCCCCATTCAATTATTATTACGTCACCACCTTTTAGTCCTTCTATAGTATCATTTATAGTTTTAAAACCTTCAAGGTCCAGCAAACCTTCGACAGTAAATGGTTTTGGTCCGGGGGGCATTAACATTGGAATGGTACTTAACGCTTTCCACGATTCAGATATATCAAAACTTTTTATCGAATTAAACATCCCCTGAACATCAAACCCTTTACCGTTAGATGGGTCCTTCGGCAAAGCCATCGATTGTAGTAATCTTACCGGTTCAGTAACTTCCATAAACGAATCTTTTACTGATTGAAATTTTAAATGCACCGATAAAGTCATTGGTGACGATCCGGTCCAAACTCTTCTGCTGGAAGCTTTAGTTATCAATGATCTCCTACCACCAGTAACCGTTTGTGTCAATATATTTCCAAGCGATGACGTTGGAACAAACGGTTCCCATTTGGACGTTGATTTCATTTTAATCGAATCCTGAATAGGGGACACCACAGTACATTTATTTCTTATGCTGGTTATCCTCATTAAATAATCGGGCGGTAAAGACTTACCGTCGGGGTTTATATAACCACATTCGGTAATACCAGCATTTTTTTTCTGATCAACAGACTTTGAATTACTAGCAAATGTTGTTGTGTGTATTAATTCTTTCATTATTCACCCAATGTTAAATTACCGGCCGCGTGCATATTTATAAACGGATCCGCCGAATCATAAACACCGGTATTTGGAACTCTAATATTTGGTAATTCTTTATCTTTTCTAACACTTTCCGACAATTCGTTAATCGCTTTGGATAATTTATCAGTATCCCTGGATTCACCAACACCACCGCGTATCGTTGGTTGTGGTGATATCGAAGATTTATCGACAGTTTTAACGGCCGGCTTAATTTTTCCAGCTTCCGGGCCCTTAGAAAATGTCGATTTAAATTCACCAATATTTTCTAGACTCTTTCCGATTGCCGTAATTCCGGATTTCCAATCTTCGTACAATCCCTCTTCCGGAGTGGTCAGACCTTTTTCATATGCTTCGGTTGATTCTAACCAATCAGCGCCTTCTTCCTTAAACAATTTGACCTTTTCTTTTCTCCTCGCTTCCCCAGAAATATCCATTTTACCTATTTCTGATATTTTTGTTTTTACATATTTATCCCTACCAAGTTCTTCTTTTGCTTCAAATTTTTTAACACTTTCCCCGGCTTCTTCTCTTACTTGCCCAAATTCATTTATTGTGTCAATTAATTTGGAAATTTCACGAGCAGCAAATAAAGTGGCAGCAGCAACCCCAGCAAGTCCCAAACTTAAACCAGACCAAATTTTGCTGCCGGGCATCCCACTTTTTGTATCAGAAACTTTATTTAATAATTCTTTGGTCCATTTGGCTTTATAAGCATTTTTATCAAAAAAACTGAACAATGAAGCAACAATTAAACCTTTATCCTGTCCAATACTTGGTATCCCACCAACACCGGGTCTGTCAATTATTGCTGAATCAGATTTGCCACCAACATAGGCCGATGGTTGTAAATTTTTAAAAATATCCGATGTTCCAATTGATTCTTCACGCCTTCTTTTAATAAGTCCACGAACATCTTTAAAAGCACCAGCGGCTACGTCAAAAAGCTGGGAAAAGGGACCAAGTGCCGCCCCTTTTATGCCACGCATAACATCGGATGCCATTTGCTGTGTCCTTGGCATTGTTTTGGACAACGGTTCGCGTGATGTTTTTCCTACAAGTGCTAAACTTTCTTTTATTACAGAATTAGTTATATTTAAATCTTGTGGAGATATTCCTGTTTCGTCAACAACTTCTTTTACGCGTTCTTTTAAATCGTCAGTATTTTTTATTTCATCAATAAATACTTCTTTACTTTCATCGATTTCATTGATTTCAACCAGTAATTTATCGACATCCTTTTTACTTATAGAACCAAACATTATTATATTATTTATAGTAGTTAATACTCTGCGTATTTTACCTATAATATAATTTAGTTCATCTTTTCTTTCGCCTTTTTTATACAGTTTGTGTAAACCATTAAAAAATCTCAAATAGTCTCTTTCCAGCTTTCTGCCAACGGCAATTATTGATTGTACATTAACGTTGCCAAAACTAAAAGAATCTTTTTTGTGTTTAAAAAATTTATCCATTATTCTTTACCGGTTAGGTCTGTTTCCTTTCGTCCTGTTTCTCTTTAGCTAATCGATCATAAAACCATTCAATCTTTCGTATATCCATATTTCTAATTTCCATTATAGAAAAATTGGCATAATATTTAAGTAGAAATTCCCTTTCCAAAATATCTTGTAAGCCCTTCGCCCCTTGGATAAATATAGTCAAATCGAAAGGGAACCAATACGTGGTCCTCCTTTCCGCATTTGGGACAAATAAATTTGGCATTCATATTTGGTCCGTGATAAAACTCTTCTTGAAACGATCTTATAGCCGCAACATCATTTATTGGACCAGAACTTAATTTTTCAATTCTCGTCAAAATGTCATCACTATCAACCATTGATCTGGCACATCTAAACAGTACACCATTATCATTTTTTTCTTCGAATTTTTGTGCATCTATCTCGTCATTTATATTTAAAAGTCTTAAATTAATTTTTCTGTCGCTTGGTAAAACTTTTTCATACGGCTGTTTAAAATCATCCGGAAGCATTATAATATCAAGCTCACCAAAATCAACGATGGCTTCAACTTCCGACATGCAATACGAACATTTCGTTAAAACTTTAACAATATTGGTATACGATTTTGCATACTCCCAAACAATTATATACTGCAAATCACCGATGGTTATATCTCTAGGATTAACACCAGTTATTAAATCCTTTAAAATAGTTAAAAACTTCAATTCGAGGTTCGTTGGATTAATTTCCGATAAATACACCTCATCTCTACCTTGATATGCTCTGATTTTAACATCTTCCGGTTTGGTGTCGCCGTAAACCAGACATTTTGATGGAAGATTAATTGAAAGGAAATTTTCTAAACCCATTGTATCGCCCCTTTAAATATATTATTAATTAACCGCCCAGTAAATTTTTTGCCGCATTTATCACACCACCAGCCGCATTAAATGCAGCCGATCTAACAGATCCTATTAAGCTGCTTTCCTCCACATAATCAACGAGTAAATCAATGCCCCACCTTAAAACTGAATCCTCATAATATGACAAGGATATCGGCGGACAGTTTCTTGGGAAACAACCGTGCAATACAAATTTTGCTGATTGTATACCGGATCTATCAAACAAAAACACATAAATATCGCGTTTGTAATAGCTCTTCGGGTAAAAATACCCATCGTCATCAACTTCCAGCTTTCTCCAATCCTGGAAATACTTATGCACTGAATTATCTATAGGCATAATAAACGACATCGGGACTTGTTCGATATCTCTTAATCCGGCATAAAATCTTTGTTCCGATCCGTGTCTAACGGCGGAAATTTCCGTTATTGAATAATCACCAAATCTTATATCCTGACAATATTGAGATATCCAAATTCCCGGAACATCACCGATACCGTCTGGAAATATCACTTGCCAATTGTATGTACGTTGCAGCATCCATAACTTGGTTATCAGATTTCCTGCCAGACCCGGTAAATCAAAACCCAATTTCTGTGGCATTATTCAACCTTTTCCCATCTATCATAAGAAAATGTGCAAGTGTAAACAATGCTTGCATCTGTCGCATAACTCAACGGAGTTTCATCCAAAAGTTCAGGATACGCACCTATTAGTTTTATCTTTTTGGTAACTTTACCCTGCATATCCAATAAGTTCAAATAAATATCGGCTTTAATTAAAATATCTGGCCCGCCAACATTTAATCTGTCGTGAATTATCGCCTGTTTCCACCCATAAATGGCGTCAAAAATTTTCCCGTCGGTTCCTTCAACAAATGTGCAAGTCCACGTGTGGCTCATTGTTAATTTGCCGGGAAATTTGGCACCTGGGCCCTGCTTATACGGGACTAGTATTGAACCGAAACTTCTTCCGGGCTGTGCGGTTGATTGACACCTGACATTTAGCGCCTCCGAATCTCCACCACCTATTGGATTAGCGAACAGTACATCCCATAAAAAAGCTTTCGCAAGATTTGTTAAATTGTTCTTTAAATTATCACTGCTCATTTTAGCCATAATTTGTCTCCTGGATAGGATTATTTATTTTTTCTAATTAATATGTTATTTATTTTCTGTCCCCATTAACTTTAGATTCAAACTGATGTCCGCTTTTGAATGATTTATAGATTTCTGTAACGTACTCTTCGTCAAAAAGGTTCCTCAATTGATTTTGTGCCGTCTCGTATGATATCTTTGCATCATCTCCTAACCTGTCTGCCCTTTCTTCCGGTGATAGAGAATTCCACCCATTCATAAACCATTTAACAAAATCTTCTTCATAGGCAACACCCGCTCTTACGTCATCCTCATTAATCCTCTTGGTTTC